CCTGCTTGAAACATCTTCTCGTAGAAGATTGGAGGAGCAACAAACCATCTGTTCTCTTCTGGCACAGACTGGTCATCAAGCACTCTTGCCATTAATAGCATGAGGTTGATACCTGCATCATCTGTCTCCACGTTGATTGGAGCAGACGCTGTACCTAAAGCTGAATTAGTAGTTGTTAATCCACCTGATAAACTTGCATCATCAGCACCTGCAATACCTGCACCGTCTGATAAAGTTTGTAGTACGTTTGCATCGTATTTTCTCTTCAAAGAAAAAGCACCTGAAGAAGTTGCTAATGCTTCAAAGTTAACATGCGAGTGTCTTTCCTCGATGTCATCGATTTTAAATGCAAATGCGTTAGCTTGGTCTACGGTCAATGTAATTTGATCGTCTGCCAAGTTTTGAGTGTTTACCACAGAACCTCTTGTATAACTGGATACAGTTATTGTTGGTTCTTTGATAATATTCACAGTGTCGCCAAAGTTTTCAATCTCTCCTGTGTAATCAGTATTCGTAATATCTTCTGCAACCGAAGCACGTCTGAAGAACTTGAGAACTTTTTGGCTGAAAATTTGAGGAGCGAAATTACCAGAAGGTAAATTTCCGTATCCTGCTGCACTTCCGAAAGCCATTTTCTCTCTCCTATTTTGAGGTTTTAGCTGTTCATATTAATTCGCCCTTCTTGCCGTGCTAGATCAATCTCGGCTTCCACCTTTTCGAACTCCCACGGTTTAAGTCTGGCGATGTCAGAACCTTTCCAAATCTTTTTAGTTGAGTCCTTTGTTGCAACGTCTTTAGGCTGTTGCCTTATCACGGATGCTGCAGCATCAGAGTCTCTACTAGATTTAGTAGGTTTCTTGTTAGAGATTCCCATCTCTGATTTGTAAAGAGATATGATTTTACCTGCCCACTTAGCGTCAGTATTGTTTTTATATATACCGTCACTAATCTGTTTAGGTTGATCATCAAGCCACTCTAAAAACTTTTCATTTGTTTTAAGATCATGAAAGTCAGGATGCAGTCTAAGAAGTTCTTCAAAAGCTTTTTCTTTCTCTAGGTTCTTCTCTCGTTGCTTTACTGATTCAATCTCTTCACGGAGTTTTGCAACTTGTGATTCAGTTTGTATTCCTGAAACTGTTTCAACAACTTCAAAAACATCAGGATATCGTTCTTTGAACTCCTCAAGTTCTTCCATTGTCTTTGGTGCGTTTGCACCTTTAGGCATTTCGTATGCCCTTTTCTTAACAGAGTCAAGTTGGCTTGCAAGTTGTTCACGTTCACTTTTAAACTCGTTGAGCTTTGCATCATAATGTTTTTTAAGATCATCATAACGCTTTTTGTAATCGTGTTCTTCTTGTTTTGCTTCTACAAAACTATTATCAGAAGGTTTCTGTTTCTCTTGAGTAGCCACTTCTTGTGTGGGGTCTTGAGCTTCTTCGACCTGTTCCTCTTCATCTTTGTAAACATCTTCACGATATTTGCCACGATAAAGATTGTTGTTGTTAGTTACTCCAAATGAATCATTTGGTTTGTTGGCTCTTACGCCCTTTACTTGTGTTGCCATAGTTTTACACCTCATCTTGCAGTGCCACTGGCTGTGGGTAGCTGCTTCGGTTCATCAGGGCCACGTGTGTGGGTAGCTGATTAATTCTGTTTATAAAGCAGGTGTTGCTCCACCTTTTTCATAGTCACTTCCTCTAAAAAGAAATGATCCACCCTTTGATTCAGGTATTCTTGGTCTACCTCTACTTTTACGTTTTGGTATTTCTACAAAACCTTCTGGTACTCCTACATACGGTTCAGGTGATTGTTGTGCAGTAGTTGTTCCAAAATCTTTTGGTCTGTAGTATATATGTTGAAATGTTCCTTTTATTTTTGGACTTCTGGTTGTTTCGACATATTCTCCAGAATCTACTTTACTTTTGAATTTAGGTTCTGTTGAGCTTTTAGGATTTTTAAAAAATAAAGCTCCACCTGTAAAATCTTCTCTAGCACCTGCAATAACTTCTTCTGCTATATTACGTACTTTCAAATATGTTTTTTCGTTATTTTTAAACTTTTTTAATGTGCTTCTAAATTTAGTAGGTTCAAGGGCATTGAATTGAAATATTTTATCTTTAGTGTATGTTCGTTTTAAAAGCTCATCAATTAGTGAGTTACCAAAATCTTTGTATCCCTCTGCATCTGCTCTATTAACAAATACGTGAGCAACTCCTTCTAAGCCTTTTTCTCCTAAAACATTTGCTTCTTCGTACATCATAATTGCCAAACCATCTGCCAATGGCAATGAACGTAATATTTTTTCTGTTTCTTGTCTGGCTTTAGGAGCAGAAGAATAACGTTCTTTGTATTTTACATCTCCCAAAGTTACTACGTCACCCTTTTTTTTTTGAATGAAACCCCTTGCTTGTGGTTTTTCATCTTGTTGGGATTCTTCTTGTCTCCGTTGGACTTCTCGTTTACCACGATTGTTTATCTTCTTGAGTCTATCGTAGCCTATTTCTTTTGCTATAATGGCAGGGATGTAAACTTCGTTACGAGATACAAGTAGTTTAACTTTGTCTCCTATATTTATTTTAGGATCTCCGAAGCGTACGTCAACCCCTTTTTCTTGTAAATTTGTAATAGCAGTGCTTATCATGCGTTGAATATCTTGTTTTCCTGCATCTTCTGCGGCAGGTGCGTTGATGATAAAGTCACCATTTTTTGCATCCATAGGTTTGTCGTCAGCTATCTCTTGTTGTTTTGTGGCGTTGGCATCAGGTGCTATGAATCCGGGTTCTTTGACAGTCACCTGATTACTGGCAACATCACCCTCTCTCATACCAACACGACCACCCCTCATGAATCCACCTGTGGTAGCATCGAAAGATGTTTCTCCTGTAGAAGGAGCAGTTCCACTGTCGGTACTACTGTAGTCATTATTGTCACCACTAGTATAAGTAAAGTCATCATCTAAATCTATATTTTTCTGTACTTCTGCTGCTGTAAAAGTAGGTGTGGTTACAGGTTTTGATTCACCTTCTGATTCTTGTTGTCGTTTTTTAGCCTGTACTTCTTTTTGTTTAGCTTTTAAAGATGCAGTAAGACCCAGACCTTCTAGTTCTCTACCACTAAAAGATCGTCTATTTCGCACATCTCTAAGCACTTCTTGAGTTTGTATAACACTTAAACCATATTCTTCACCTAAAGCTTTAGCATCACTGTATCTACCTGTTGCAGCGATACCGTTTACAGTGTGATGATAACCACGTTCATCGTAACCTGTTTTACCACTACCTGCCAATGCTCCAGAGCTTTCTGGATTTGTTGGATCAAAATTATATGTGCTGTATCCCCTTTTTAACGCTTCCATTCGTTTAGCAGTTTCTTGATCTACACCAATCATACCTGCACCATTATATATTCTACTACCGTGATCTCTGTAAATTGCACTACCTCCAAATTGAGAATTTGCACTAAATCCGTAGTCTTTTGTTTTCATGTAACTATCAAAACCTGCACCACCATATGATTCAAATCCCTCACTATATGGATCTGGTTTAGATTTTGCAGATGGATCAGTAAAATCAGATTTAAAATCACCACTAAAATATTCATTTTTTAATTCATTGTATCTAGCTTTATTTGTGTTATAACTATTTAATCTTAAAGATTCACTGACATCTTGAATCACACCCATAAAACCACCTGCTTGATATTCAGTGTTACCGACTATACCTTTTCGACTTGACCCTGATATTAGACCTCCAAGTATCATAGCAGGAGGTCCTGTTAAACCTGCCATAGCAGTTAAGCCTGTTATAGCAGTCTGTTTTTGAAGTCCTGCTTGACTAGGAAAACCTATACTTATCCCAAAGTTTTTTTGTAAACTATCGTTCATTTTTTTATTTGCTTGTTGTATAGATTTATCAAGTTTACCTAAATCTGATTTATCATCTCTGTTTATACTAGCTAAATGATCTTGATAAGTTTTGGGTAACTCCATATTATTAACTATACTATCTATATCATAATCAATATCAAGCACATTGGGAACGTTACCAATCCCTCTGTCATCTTCTGATTGGCTAGACATTATGTTTGGTGCAGTGTACTCATCTTCTTTATCATCTTCATCTTCATCGTCACCCACATCAATACCTGTTGCACCTAATGTTTGACTATAAAAATCAACTAACCTGTTTTGATATTCATCAGGCGTAAGAACAGTTTTCGTGTTTTGATTTTCCTCTTCAGCCATTCTTTATTATCCTCTCGTGATTATTCTTCAACTCTAGGAGCATTTCCAGTAAAGCCAGTTTCCCCTGCAGTTGGCGTAGCTCCG